CTGAGGTCCCCGTTCCGCTCAAGGCGGTGGTTCCCCTTTGCGAGTTCGAGACTCTGTCTTCTAGATCGTGACGGATCTAGGAGGTCAGTATGGACAATTCATAAATGAACTATGCGCATGTGTTGACCGGTAGAGGTGCAGAGAGACATTAGATCTCTCTCCTCTTAAGGTAGTTCCTTAGTAATCTGGCGTCCCTCTTACGAGGAAAACGCGCAGGTTTAGCCTCCTTGGTATCATAAAATCAAATAAATATGAAATGAAAAGTAAATTAAATTTACCATCATATCTTCTTTATAAGAGATTACTAACCGAGGGTACTAAACTGATCACTCTTGAAAATGAAAATTTTCAAGCTATTACTATGAGGTATGCTTGGCAGATTGCCGAGATCATACTTCATCGTGATAGAAAGGTTACCAATAAGATGAGAGCCTTTTTTCGCTTCACTAAGTACCTGGTGTATTTAAATAAACACCACGGGTCACTTTTTGTTGCGAAATATCTAAAAGCTTCTCTCCTAGCCATACAAAGGTCAATAGCAGGAAGTCCAGTCAAATCTCTTAGAGAGATAGAACCTGATCTTCCTCTTCCATCTATAGTAAAGGGTCTTCCAGCTATAATTGGAACTAGAGATCGCCGTGCCATTATGGCAGGGTCGAAATCAGTTATCCAATTCTATCTGAGCATTTTTGCTCTTCACAGAGTTATTGATGCGCCTGTTAAGGCAAAACTCAATACTATTACTGATGGATTTAGCGGTAATATTAAATTTTTAGAGGGGTCGTTGGGGTTTTTTGAAACTTGTTTCAAAGACCTTATTAGATGCCCTATTAATTTAAAACCTGCTAAGCTATTGTTTTTAGAAACTTCTTCTCCTTCTAATTCTTTATTTTCATGAAAATCATGAGGATATGATGCCTTCTTAATAAGAAGTCAACCTTCCTTATGAAGTCATTTCAATAAATGATTAGAGTTAACAGGAAATCTCTCTCTAAGAGGAGTCCTGAAAACTTCTTTAAACAAACATCTCCCCTCTGGTAGAGAGACTACACCGGATAACCTTATTCAGGTTCCTGGTAATATTCTCGCTCCATTGGGAAGATTGAGTTTTAAGAAAGAAGCAGCTGGAAAATTGAGAGTGTTTGCAATGGTTGATGTATGGACTCAGTCCATATTTAAACCGTTACATGACGCTCTCTTCGAGATCCTTAAGAAGATTCCTAACGATGCCACTTTTAACCAAGGAGCTGCCTTTAAACGGGCAATCTCTAAAAGTCAAAAGTCTGGTCATTGTTATGGTTTCGATCTTAGTGCAGCTACAGATAGGTTACCAATTGATCTTCAAGTTTCAATACTTTCAGGTCTAATTGGAAAACATCTGGCTGCTCTTTGGCGTCTTATCCTAGTCGATCGTGATTATTACATTCCTTCCAATAAATATGGAATTGAAGTATTTTCCGTTCGATATAGTGTAGGACAACCAATGGGAGCTCTTTCTTCGTGAGCTATGCTTGCTTTATGTCATCATGCTATAGTTCAATACGCTTACCGCCTTATCGGTGGTATCGGATGAACACAGGATTATGAGGTATTAGGAGATGACATTGTCATCTTTAATAAATCATTGTCCTTGAAGTATGTTGAGCTTATGGCCCTTTTTGGGGTTGAGCTCAATATGGCAAAAAGTGTCATATCTCATGGAAGATTTCCAGTTGTGGAGTTTGCTAAAAGGACCGCTTTTAATACTAGTGATGTATCACCCATATCCTTCAAAATGTTCTTGAATCAAGATTCATTTGCAGGTAGACTTGCCATTTTTGATTTTTTAAGTGAAAGACTTCAGTCGAAGTATTTCTCACTTTTAAAAACAATTATGAAACAAGTCCGATGAGACGATCGTCCTTTACGGAACAATTTCGTCTTATTGGGGGTGTTTTCAACACAAATAAGAAAAGGTAAGGTCTCCTTTGTTTGGCTATTACGAAAGTGAACAGAATTACGCATTAGAATTAAATCTAATAAGGGTCTTTTATCCCTTAGCGGATTCAACAAGAAATGATTCATTGATATTCTAAACAGGATATGAATGAAGAAAAAACTTGAAGATGTCCGTCCACGTAACCTGTGATCTTCCGAGTCATCAAGATTATGATTCAAAGTTACACTTTTACGAGAGGTTCTTCGAAAAGCCGTTAAGGCTCACGAAGTAGACCCCGAGTATATTTGTAATAAGATTCTACTAACTAGTGGTCTCCTTAATTACCGAGATATGGCTGGTTATCTTCTCCTTCGGGAGAGATCCTGGCCTAAGTCTTTGGTTCTTGAAAGAGTACTAGAAAGTATTGAGTACTTAAAAAACTTATCTTTAGATCGAACTATTTACCTACTTGATGTAGATGAATTGCTTGATCTTCTAGAAAAAGTTGAAAATGTATCTCAAATACTCTTGATTTCTGAAAAGAAAAAGAAAGTCACAAAAGTCCGTGAAGATAACTTAAAAACAATTCAATTTATAGATAAAACTTTAAATGAAAAGTTCAAACGTAACATTCACAACCAAAGATTCTTTGAATGAGTTGGAATTCTTGAAAAATTAAAACAAGATGATCCAACTTTCTTCAAGTATCAATGGAATTGCCTTAATTTATTCTCTCCTAAAGCATTTAAAGATTATACTTGTTTTATACAAGATTTTATCGTTAATGAAATAGGGAAAGGATATCATTGAGACAGGGCTTTTTCTGCTCTTGGAATACTCGTACGTCGTCGAGTAAATTCCAGTTGACTTGAGGCTTATCCAGAGCTTTATTGGTAACGTTGGTTACGTATAAACCCTTGGTCTTAGTAATCCCTTATGTCTAATTTGAGAGATCTCAACATCTAGAAGATGCAATGAGCGCTTGTACCTGAAATGGTAGTGGGCTTAACTCAAATGAAGATATAAGTTCAAATACCTGTTATGGTAATGATTCGTCATTTAAATAATTACTTTTGGATAGGACTTTCGCAAAATTCTCGTTGAGAGAATGGGCACCGTACTTGATATAGCGGATTTAAAGTAACAAGGTTCTATGACCCAACTTCAAAAGGAAGATGGTAAGAACCCCAAAACCCAATCTAAGCTATTTTAAAATAGAGTACCGAAAGCGATATCCTTTGTCAAAAGTTATAATCAAATGGTATTGGAGAACGAAGACAGAATAGAACCTCAGAAATCGAAAGAGGAGTGAGGAA